GTGGACGACCTCTCTGAGGAGGAGTAGGATCAGGCCCGCGCCGAGATCAACGCCACCGGGCTCTACATCTACGACCACTATGGCTCGTCCGACTACGATAACCTCGTGGCTCGGGCCGAGTACATGGCCGTGTCGCTGGGTGTGAAGGTCATCATCCTCGACCACGTTACGGCGGCTGTCGCCGGGATGCTGGGTGGGGATGGCGAGAACAACTCGGAGCGGCTGCTCATCGACAAGTTTATGAAGGACCTTCGTTCCCTCGTGGAACGCACCGGCGTCCATCTGGACCTCGTGAGCCAGCTTCGCAAGAGCAATGGGCAGGGCTGGGAGGAAGGCGAGCAGATCACGCTGCAGGCCCTCCGTGGTTCGGGATCGCTCGGCTCTGTGCCGAACACGATCATCGCCATGGAGCGCAACCGCCAGAACCCCGATCCGGTCATCGCCAACACGTCGATCATGCGGGTCCTCAAGAACCGCTTCACTGGCCGGGCCGGTGTCGCTGCTGCGCTGCGGTACGATGCCAACTCGGGTCGGTTGATCGACACGCCATTCACCGTGCAGACGGATGGCGAAGTCATCTTCGGGGAGGGCAGCTTCAAGGCTGAGCCCGCGACTCCCGAAGAGGAGGCGCCTAACGTCTTTGGACAGGAGTGACAATGACCAATGAGCGGTTGCTCTTCGATATCGAGGCGGACGGGTACAACGAACTCGTCATCGACAAGAAGGGCAAGATCGTGCGGGAGGCGAAGGTCGTCCACGTCATGTGGGTGATGAACCTCGACACGCAGGAAATGACGCTCTACAAGGGTGACTCCCTGAGAGAAGGCGTGATGCGCCTGTGGGCCGCTGCGGAGATCAACGGCCACAACATCATCGCCTACGACATCCCAATCCTTGAGCGGGTTACGGGCCTGAAGCGCCCAGCCAACCAGCCTGTCAACGACACGCTGATTCGCTCCCGCCTCATCTCACCAGATACCTACGACCACTCGCTCGAAGCGTGGGGCAAGCGCCTCAACTGCTTCAAGGGCGACTTCAAGGGGCCGTGGGATGTCTGGTCGCAAGTGATGGAGGACTACTGCAAGCAGGATGTCGTCGTCAACTTCAAGATCATCCAGTACCTTGCGAAGACCAAGCAGAACGAGATGGTCGTCCGCATCGAGCATGAGGTCTGCAAGATTCTCGCTCGGCAGACGGACAACGGCTGGGGCTTCGACAAGGAGTTCGCAGAGAAGCTGATCGCGGAGCTTGAGATCGAGCGGGCGGGGATCATGGACGAACTGCAGCGGGCCTTTCCGCCGCGGATCGAAGTGATGAAGACCCCGGCCTACTACGAGATCAAGTCCAAGACCGGCAAGGTGATCGGCAAGGCCGACACGAAGGGTGCAGCGGAGAAGCTACTGAAGGGGATTCTGGCGAAGGCCGGAGTCAAGCGGGCTCAGTTCACGGGAACCATCGAGCCCGGCCCGATGCGAACGAAGGAACATCCCTTCAACCCGGACTCGGGGGATCAGATCGCGGATCGACTGATCGAGAAGTACAAGTGGGTGCCGGTCGAGATGACGGAGAGCGAGGACAATCCGAAGCCTAAGACGGACTACGATGTTCTCGTGAAGCTGCCATACCCCGAGGTCAAGTTGCTGCTGAGCTACAGCGACAACGTGATGGTCCTCGACCAAGCGATTGACCGGCTGAAGCGGGCAGGCGTGAGCCGCGATGGGCGCGTCCATGGCTCGATCAACGGTCAGGGCTGCGTGACGGGGCGTATGTCCCACAAGCAGCCGAACGATGGGCAGGTCAAGAAGTGCGAACACGGCAAGCCGAGCGCTCCGGGGTTCGTGCCGGGGCCTGATCCCAACCACTGCAACTGCGCTGGCGTCAAGATGCGGCGACTGTACAAGCCGCGCCCCGGACGCAAGCTGGTGGGCGCCGACGCCTCCGGCCTCGAACTGCGTATGTTGGCGAACCGAATGGCAGTCTACGACGGCGGCGCCTACGGCAAGATTCTGCTGGAAGGGGACATCCACTCGACCAACCAGACGGCCGCTGGGCTCGCCACGCGAGATAACGCCAAGACGTTCATCTACGCCTTCCTCTATGGGGCAGGCGATGAGAAGATCGGGAAGGTGATCGGCAAGGGCGCGACCGAGGGCAAGAAGCTGAGGGCTCGATTCCTCGCTGGGCTGCCCGCGCTGGCCAAGCTGATCGACCGATGCAAGTCTGCGGCTAAGGATGAGGGCTGGCTGACATTGCTGGACGGACGGCAGGTACCGTGCCGGTCGCAGCACAGCGCCCTGAACACGCAGCTACAAGGTGACGGAGCCATCGTGATGAAGGTCGCTCTACTGATTCTGGACAAGGCGTTGCAGGCCCGAGGCTTCAAGCCGGGCATCACGCCGGACACGGACTACGAGTTCTGCGGCAACATCCATGACGAGTGGCAGATTGAGTGCCGGCCCGAGATCGCTGACGAGATCGGCAAGATGGCGGTCGCGGCTATCGCTGAGGCAGGCAAGCGGCTCAAGTGCAAGATTGCACTGGCCGGCGAGTACAAGGTGGGCAACAACTGGGCGGAGACACACTGATGCGTCAGGAACTCAACCACAGATTTCTGACAGAGGACATGTTGAGTGGCACACCACGAATGGTCATCATGGTCGGGCTGCCCCGGTCGGGGAAGTCCACCTTCGTGAACGCCTTCGTGGCCGAGGGTGCGCGGAAGGGTCGGCCGTTCACCATCATCTCCGGCGACGACATTCGCCGGGCGATGGGGGTGCGGTTCGAGCCGCGCATCGAGGATAACGTCACCTACATGATGGGCATGATGGCACACGCCATTATGATGCGCCGTCAGAACGTCATCATCGACGAGTTGAACATGACCGAAGCGGAGCGCCAGCGCTGGATTCAGATGGCCGCGCTCTACGAGTATGAGTGGACAATCGCGGAGATCGAGCCACCAGACGAGGAGCTTCACAAGCGAATCTGCGAGCAGCACAACTTCCCGTGGAAGAGCATCGAAGCGAAGAAGGCCAAGTACCAGCCGGTGTCAGACAAGTCGCGTCGTAGGTACGCGCTGATTCCCTAACGGGAAGAGGAGGCAGAGTGAAGGTATACATCTCGGGGCGGATGCGGGGTATGCCGGACAACAACTACGCGGAGTTCAACCGCGTGGCGGCGGACCTGCGGAAGCGCGGATTCGAGGTTGTCAACCCCGCCGAGTTCGAGACTGAGGAAGGGGAGAAGTACAGCGAGTCGTGGTCCAAGGCGAAGAAGAAGGAGTTCATGCGCAAAGCCATGACCCGAGACTGCGCCGAGGTCTGCAAGTGCGACGGCGTGTACATGCTGGAAGAGTGGAACCTCTCGACCGGGGCGACTGCGGAGTACGCCGTGAACCGGGCGATTGGGGGCAAGGTGATCTATCAGGCCCTCGACAAGTTCAACCCCAAGACCCCTCACGAGTACATGGACAAAGGAGCAGCGAACTAATGCAGATCATCGCTTTGGCCGGGCTGGCCCAATGTGGCAAGACGACGCTCTCGGACGAGATCAGCCGGATTGCCTTCGAGAACAAGATGACGCCGAAGCGCCTGAGCTTCGCCGGTGCCCTGAAGCGGGCGGCGGCTGAGGTCGGGGCGCCGAAGGATACGCAGCCGGACCTCTATCGCCGGGTCTGTCAAGACCTCGGCAAGAACATGAGGGACCCGAGCTACGTCCCCGGTGTGACGAACCCGAACTGGTGGGTGGACCTCACCAAGCGGGAGCTTGAGGCGCTGGCACGGAAGGACCGCGAACTGTACACCACTGGCCTGCGGGGTGAGACGGTCGTGATCTTCGACGACGTGCGCTTTATGAACGAACTGTCCATGCTGAAGGGTATGGGTGCGACGGCGATCTATATCGACCGAGGCACCGAGCTTCCCGATCCGAACGCGCCGTTCCGTGGCCACGAGTCTGAGGCTATGGCCTACGACATGCAGCGTGATGAGGAGCTTCGCCGTCAGCACTTCCAATGGACCGTGAATAGCACAGGCTCCATGGAAGAGTACAAGATTCGCGTCCGTCCCTTCATCCCTGTCTGGCTGGGTATCGAGCCGATGGCCCTGCCGCACTTCGAGGAGAACCGCTGATGGAACGATTCAACAAGATCAATCGCACGGCCCTGATCGACGGTGATGTTCTGGTGTACACTGCCGCCTGCGGCGAGTTCAGCCGGAGCAACGACTGTCAGGACTTGTGCGACCGGGTGATCGCTGAGGTCGCCGACTGGGGACGCCGGGCGTTCTGCAATCAGATCGTCGTGGCCTTCTCGGCGCCGAGGGACACCAACTTCCGGCGCGACTTCTGGCCGAAGTACAAGGCGAACCGGGACGACAAGGAAGCGCCACCGTTCCTGAAGGACGGGATCGCTGCGGTGACGAACGCCTACAAGACTATCACCCGCCCCCGGATCGAGGCCGATGACATCCTTGGCATCCTCGGGAGCTACGGCAAGGAACTGCCGGACGGCTCAACGCCGGTGATCGTGACGCGGGACAAGGACCTGCGGCAGGTGCCGGGCTGGCACTTCAACCCGGAGAAGGAAGACTTCCCGGTGTGGATCGACCCGCTCACGGCTGATCGGTTCTTCTATCAGCAGTGGATGACGGGTGACACGACCGACAACGTGCCGGGCATGTTCAAGTGGGGACCGGCCAAGGCCGCGAAGCTCCTCGACGGAACGCCTCGGGCCGACT